AGCCAGGGCGTTGCCAATGATTGCTTCTGCTGTCTGCTTATTCGAACCTACTGCTGCAGCCAGACCATCGGCGTTCTCCTTAATCGCATCAGAAAGTTCGGCCAGTTTCTCGCTACTTTCTACGGCACTCTCAATCAGATCCTTGAATACCTCAGAATCTTTAATCTCCTCCAGGATCACATCGGTGATATCGGATACATCGATGCTGGCCTGCCCGCGCACCCATTCTGTGTAACCTGATTCGTTGCCGCTGCGGTCCACCAGCTGCGCGCGGTACCAGAAAATCTGCCCAGCCTTAAGGCCCATCTGCTGATATTTGCGCTGCGGGTAAGGCACATCGGCCAGCAGCATCGCATCGTCTTCGGTACCGGTCAGGCTGTACTGAATTTCCGTCTTCAGCGTGTCGTCGGTATTCGCCGGGAATCCCCAGCTAAGCTCGATACCGAAAACCACATTATCAGAAGCGATGAAGCCGACCGGTTTCGGCGGATTGCCCACTTTACCCGTAAGATTCACTTCTGATGATGTCGCCCAGACTGATGAAACGTCGCTGGCGTTCACCGCCCTGACGCGGACCAGATAGCGACCCGAGTAGATACCCTGCACTTCAAAACCGAGAGAAGACGTTCGGGGCACGCTTACCCAGTTTCCGCTGTCACGCCGCCATTCCGCCTCGTACGCAACTGCACCCTGAACAGCATCCCAGGCAACGCGCATGGTGGTAATCGCAATGTTCTGGTTAACCGTAGAGTAACTGTCTACGACAATATTTCCTGGTGGAGCCTGAACCCCAGGTGGAATGACACTGACTGGCCGCTCGTCAAGTCTTGCGCCGGTATCAACGGCGGAATAGATGTCAGGGTTGTAAGTCGTCCCGGTGACTTCGAAAGTGCCGTCGTTGTTGTCCCGCGTTCCCGTAACACGGAAAAGCGCTATAAACAGATCGTCAGAGTCCACACCCCAGTTACATTCAGCCTCCGGCGTTTCGCTGTAGGGTGTAGTGACAGTGACTGTGTTTCCGTTAACGGCCTGGACGGTTCTGGCCTGAGCTGTGCCTGATGGAAGATTCAAAAACAGCCGGTTCCCGGCCTTCACATCAGCGGCGCGATCGAGGGTTATGTTGCGGCCGTTAACCGCACTCACCCTGCCGCCGATAGTTCTTCCGGCCAGCTCGTTAGCAGCCACGCCGATCACCTCCCCGACAGGTGGAACGTCCATGCCCGTGCTGAAGGTCACCACCTCGCCGATACCGTTAGTGAGCAGCGCCCAGCGCCCCCGCCGGTTTGCCTCTGACTGCCTGGTGCAGCCGATCGCAGTCATTTCGAGCTGACGATAATCGAAGCGCATGGCCAGATCGTTATCGTAAACAGGCTCAGGCGTGTCTTTATAGTGGTTGGCTGGGTCTGACCAGTTCACCAGCGCGGCAGTGTTTCGGGTGGTTTCACTCGGATCCGCAAAGGTAAATTTTCCTTCAACAACGCTGGCGTGGTTATAGATGTGCCACACATCCCGTGGCATATCAGCCAGGACATACATCTTATTGTCGCCCCAGTACGTCATGCCGCGAAATATACCCGCCAGATCACGAAGTACAGTCCAGGCGTCATTACGGTCCTGGATATAAACGTTGCAACGAAAACGAGGCTCCGTCCCGCTGCCGCCCTTGCCGTCTGGTACCAGTTGATCGCAATACTGGGCGATGCGATAAAGTTCCCATTTGTCTATCTGAGTCGCATCGATTCTTTGACCCAGCCCGAAGCGCTCGTTCAGAATGATGTCGTAATAAATCCAGGCAGGATTATCCGTCCATGCCCATTTAAATACGCCCTCCCATGTACCAGAGTAAGTGCGGGTTTCGGGATCATAAGTATCAGGTACACGGATGATTCGCCCTTTGGGATTGCACACAACCTGAGGAATTCCATTGGGGAACTGCTTTGCGTCAAACTCCACATACAGCAGCGCTGTGTTAACGTAGCGAAGTTTGGCGTCAATAATTTCAGTAACGGCCACAACGCGCATGGTGTCGACGATATTCACGCTCGTGGAATCCGGTGTGATTCTGCGAACCCGCAACTGCCATCCAGTCGAGGCTTTCGGAAGATTGACGCGGTGACTGCGCTCATAAAGCGACGTGGTTTTGTCATCAACAGCACCGTTAACCACCGTTTCATACGGCCCACCATCGACCGACAGATCGATAGCATACTCAACGCGGGTGCCGACTTTATCGCCGTTGTTTTTCTGGAGTAAAAGAGTTGGCCATCCCAGGCGAATTCGCAGCGCAGAGAGCTGCGTGTTGGATACCGCGCGCACGTACGGCACAGCCTGTTTCAGCTCGTATGAAACCTGAAGTTCGTTTTCAATGCCGGGGAAGCCCTGAATGTAGTCCTGGTCCTGAGTACCGGAACGGAACTCATATTTCACATTATTGAAGTTATAACTTCCGTCGGCGTTCTGAAGAGGCGTGTAGGAAGATGAGTCACCAAGAAAAATGTTTTTACCATCAAGCCCGCCAGCGAACTCACCCTCTCCAAGCGCAATCAGCACCTTTGCCCTTGCAATGGACTGAATGCTGTCCGGTGCTTCAACGGGTGTTCGGGTCTGATTGCTGCCACCTTTACCGCGGCCTTTGATGATTGTCGTCGTCATATCGCGTCCATAAAAAAGCCACCGTCAGGTGGCTTGCAGTACGTGGTTTGGTTTATTGCTGATCTTCTGCATAAACCCCGGCGGATATAATGGCGCCGCCAATTTCCCGTTGCCCATAAAGCAGGGGGACGGGATTGCCAGATGCCGTCGTGTTAACGGGACCACCAAACGCATAGGAGGGTTTGTTATCAGGTTCCTGACGCATTCGCAGACCTGAAACCTGAGGAGAGAGCATTTGCACTACACCGCCAACGGCCATTGTGGCACCAACGGAAAACATGAGGTTACTTGCTGCGATACTAACTCCCGGCATCCATATGGCAGCAGCGACCAGAGCCGTTCCGAGCAACGCCTGGAATACTCCAGCTCTTTTACTACCCCTTATCACAGGGATTATTCTTAACTCATCACCCGGCCCCAGGAGTTCAAACTCTTCGTGCCCGATATTGCGACGATCCCGGAAAATAACAAAATCCAGTCCCTTTGCCCGAGCTTCACGCAGATAAGCATCAAAGCCGGCAATGGTGTTAGAAAGCGCCCTGAAAACTTCGCTGGCGGACGTTAGTGCACGGCGATGTGTCCTGCCAAATCGCTGAGCCATTGAGCCGCTGAGTTTGATAACGGTTTTTCTTTCCATTACATCAAATCCTTATAACGCAGAATTTTGATGGTACGGTCACGGTAATAGCCACCGTAGGGAATACGCTGGCTTAGCTGGCCATACATGTGATGCAGTAGCATGTTGCCATCAAGCAAAATCCCGGCATGGTTCGGGACGGTGGACTGAACCTGCATGATAACCATGTCACCTGGCTGAGCGGGACCGTCGTACTCACGGAAACCGCATTCCTGCCAGTTATCCATATAGAGGTTTTCACCCTGCTCCCACCAGTGGCGATCTACGCTGTAGTTGGGCAGTTCAATGCCGTGCTCGATGCGGAAATAGTCCATGATGAGAGACCAGCAGTCTGCATACCCGAGTACAAACTGGCGCCCTGTGAGGGGACGGTCTCCGCGAGGCATGACGGTGCGAATGTCGCCCTCCGGCCACGATGCAATAATCCAGGGCAGTTCCGTGGCATCACACATCAGCATGTCGAGCTCGCTCGGCTGAGTTGTTGCCCCGTCGCCGGGATGGCTGTGGACGATCGCCACCACAGTGCCCTGCTCTTCGGCGGCCGCATAATCCTCAGGATTAAGTTCAAATTGCTCAGTCGGCGACTCAGCATTATTTTTGCAGGGGATGTATTTCTCCACCCGCCCCTTCTGAATAACCACGCCACAGCACTCTTCGGGGAAGGATGCGGCGGCATGCGCCAGAATGGCGCTAACTGTTTTGTCGCGCATGATTATCCTCTCAGAAGTGAAGCGCCGGGGAACCCGCCATAATCCAGCTGTTCATTCTCTCCGAAGCGAGGTTTACAGCCCGTTGACAGCAATCCGGAGCAAACATCCTGTGAAGGATCGTCCACCCGATTGCCGTCTTTATCGAACCAGCCGTTTTGCCCGGCGTAGGTGCAGCCGTTCCCGGTTTTGTACCAGCCCCGCATGCACCACGTGCACATTGGCTGAATTTGCCGGGTCGGAATGAGTTGCCCTCGCAAATCGGCTGGACTTGAAAGCTCAAACTCTACGGTTTCATCGTCTGACCCTGATTTACGGTCGATGTAATAAACCTGTTTGCGCTCCTCGTTGGGATTCGCAGTCGGGTTCCCGCCAGGAAAATTTATTGCGTCCAGGTAGTGAGCGAAGGTGTCATGGATGATCACCTTTGCTTTAGCCATCCCCTGAAACCTTCGGCACAGCGCGCCAATCGTACCGCTGATGTTTGCAACAGTGAGTGACGGCCGTGAACTCTGGCCGTCACTGCTTACAGATATGCCGGTCAGTTCATACGGCCACGCGCCATACTCCTGCCCCTGCCACCACACCGACTTCGGCTCAAGTTTTGACTCGTCGCCGCCTGCGGCGATGATTTCCGCCTCGGTATGCGGGATTGTCTCGTTGTGAAAGCGAAGAATACCCGCACCGAACGCTGAGCCGTCCACCTCGATCAGGCGGACGCGCTTACCCGGTTCCAGTTTCTGGACATCAGATGAAATACTCATGGATGGTATGCCTGTATGAATGTGCTGCTGAGGGTGTATTTTTTGTTGCCGTGGGTAGATATCTGGAAGGATTCCGCGCGCCATAAACCTGAAGGCTCAAGCGGTGGCTTCCAGATAAATGACTTCCACCCTGCATGTCTGTTCAGAAAGTTTTTAATGGCCTGAATGTAAGCCTCGTCGCCGGTAAAGCTCACGCTCCACTGAGGTGTTACCGGGTTGATGCCGTCCCCGGACACCTGTGTATAGCCATCGCCAAACTGCGCCTTTCGGGTACGAAAATTTGTATCAACCTGAGAGGCAACCTTTGGGCACCAGCTGAAGGTTTCGACTGCCATGGTTAAACTCCCTTGATTAATCGCCACAGAGGCGAGCCCGGCATGCTGGCCTGTTCGTTAATGACACCAGTGATGGCATCCTTAAGCTGCCTGCCTGCTGCTCCGGCAGTACCCTGACTGGACGCCTGTGGAGATCCGCCCTGAATATTGATATCGCCGAAGTTAACTGAAGGCACACCGCCAGAGACCTGTGGCATCCCCACTGCGCGAACGGCAAGATCACCATTAGGTGCCCGCGTGAGGGGCATAATGGCTTCAGGACCTGCCTCGCCGAAAATCCCCGCACCCTTGGCAAAAGCAAACAGCTGAGGCGTCTGGAAAACGCCATTGCTGTAAGCGCTCAGGGACGGAGAGTCGTAAACGTTACCCTTCGCATTAAATGTGAAGTTCGCGCCAGCATTCTGAATGGCGGTACCGCTGCTGGCGGTTGCGGCTGACGAGGCACCAAAACTGAACAGTGATCCAATTGAGCTGACGCCATTAGCAACAGCCATGTTCACCAGAACGTTCTGGATGATCTTCAGTACGCTCACGCCCCAGTCCTTCCAGCTATCAACGTTGCCATTGAGCATGTCGGTGATCGTGGTGACCGCGCCACCCATGGCCTGCTTCATGCCGTCAGCGGCCATGGAAGAATAATCAGTAGCTTCGTCCACCCAGTTCGCATAACCCTCAGACAGTCCCGTCATCCAGTCGTCACGCTGCGCATCAGAAGCTGCGTAATATCCCTCCTGGTCGCGCAGGCGCTCTTCGAGGTAGCGCTTATTAAGTACCAGCCCCTGCTGATAGAACGTCTCGTCGATTTCACCAGCCTGACGCTGGCGGAGAAGATCGGTATTCTTCTGCTCAAACTCCTTACGCAGATTGAACTGCTCCTGAAGTCTTTCACGGAACCTGGTTCCCTGCCCATATCCCAGCAGTTGCGCTTCATTGGCTGCGCGGGCGCTGGCGTTACTGTCGGCAAGATTGGCTTCGTAATTTCGCAGTTGCTCACGTAATTTAACCTGGTCAATCAGCGCAGCATTCTGCAATACCGTCTTTTTCTGGGCTTCTGTCAGAGACGCAAGTTCGCCCTGGCTGACCTGGTATTTAACCTTCGCCAGTTCAGTATTTTGGCCTTGCAGGGCAATCTGCTCTTTTTGCTGCTTGATAAGGCGCTTATACACATCCTCGGTTTTCTCGCCTTCGGTTTTACCACCCTTCGCCTTAGGTTTGTTGGCCTCATTATTCCGCCATTCAGCAAGACCGTTATTAATAAACTCCTGACGGCCTGTCTGGAATTGCGGATCACTGGTTAACCCCAGGTCATCGGCTGCATAACTCAGACGCAGGCGCTCTTTGGCCTCACCCTTCAGGCGTGACAACTTCAGATCCCGGCGGCTCTTTTCGAGGGCATCGGTTTGCTTTTTGTCGAGGTCGGCCTGAGGAAGTCTGAGCGGGACGTTAGCCAGTCCCTGACGTGCCATGAGAAGTTGGTTGCCTAAGCCAAGAAGACTGTTGAACTTTTCATGCTGCCCATTCATCATCAATTGCGACTGGTACAGTGCGTTCTGGCGCCAGGCATGCTCTTTGATCAGATCGTTACGTTGCCTTTCAATACCCTCAAGGGTTTGCTGAATATTGCGAGATTTCTCCCGCATATCATTCAACTTCCCTTCTTCAACGGCGAGCTGATCTGTGACGATGGCTATCGCTCTAAGGATTTCTGCATCGTTCTCGCTGTTAATACCCGGCTTTCCACGCGATGCATTCAAATCGTCGATCTGGTTCTTCAGCTTACCAACCTTTTTGGCTTGCTCATCAACAAGACGATTTTGTTCAACGAGAGCCTCAACAGTTTGTCCACGATTTTCATCCGTCTCGGTCAGAGACATTTTTGAGGTTTTTTGCCTAATTTCATCAATCTGACCAGCATACTCCTGGGCGGAACGACGTGCCTGCTCCTGATTCTGATACATCGTGTACCAGGCGCCGGCCCCCAGCATCAACAGCCCAGGCAACCCGCCGACAAGACCCAGCAGGCCTGTAGCGCCTGTTTTTACAAGCCCCAGCACTGATGTTGCAGAGTTTAGTGCCTGCTGAGAGGCTGCAACGGCTCTGTTTGACTGCACCAGTGCCGCATTTGCTGTAATCATTGCCCAGCGCTTGGATATGGCATTTTGAGTGGCAGTAGCCTCAGCATTAGTATTCTTTGCCAGCACAAGTTCTGACTGGGCAAGCTGGTAAGCCCGCTCAGCAGCAATAGCATCGGCAGCGGCCTTGCGCTGTGATTGTGTGGCTGTACTTGCCCTTGCGGCGGCGAGCGCTATTTCATTTTTCCTCGCTTCAACCAACTGCGCCGTCTGGCTTCCAAGATCGCCAATCATGCCGCCAATAAATCTTGAACCTCCGATGGCCGCCAGCACGCCAGCAGCAGAGGCAACGGTATTGATATTATCTGAAATCGCATTCAATGCCCCGGTTAGCGCGCTTGTCGCCCCAGTGGCTTCATTTGCACCACCTACCCACGCCAGAAATGCGTTTTCAATTTTGGTCGTTGCTGATGCAACGGTCTGTGGCATCGCGCTATATTCATCCTGTAACGCCCCAAGCTGGCTGATTAAAGCCGGAACAACTTTATCGGCGGTAAGTTGTCCCTGATCGGCCATAGCCTTTAAGTCTTTCCTGGCGACACCCATGCCGGATGCCAGCGCGCGAATAACGCGATCACCGTTTTCGTTGACGGAGTTAAATTCCTCGCCACGAAGAACACCCTGCGCCAGAGCCTGGCTGAACTGCGTGATTACAGAACTGGCCTCAGACGAGCTTGCACCTGACAGCTTAAGCCCTGTTGATATAGCCTCGGTTACCTTCAGAACCGCTTCTGAACTGTAGCCATATTCACGCATAGAAGCGGCTGAACGCGCAAAGAGGCTGGCATTATCTGAAAATGCCGTACCGGTTCGCTGACTGATTTCCATCAGCGCGCGCTGTGACTCGTTGAAATCATCTGTAGATTGTGATGCCTGCTTTAACCTGGCGTTAACTGAACTCCACTCGTCAGCTAAAGAAATAAGGTGCCCGGTGGCATATGCTCCTGCAAATGCTCCGGCAAGACCAACAGCAGATGCCTTAGCGGAATTAAGTTGCCCCGTTAAGTCAGCCAAAGCTCTCTGAGTTTCTCTGGACGCGGCTGCCGCCTGCCGACCACCATTTTGCATTGTGCGGTAATAATCCTGCCCCATTCTTGAGGCGCGGGAAATTTCCGTCTGGAATGATTGCGAGTTAGCGGAAATTTTAATAATCAATTCACGTAATGTTGCCATCACAATTCTCCAGGCGAAAAAAAACCCGCCGGAGCGGGTCTGTTTTATCTATGTTTTCTTATCTACAAGATAATACCGTTTTCTCATATGAGTCGGATGTCATTGAGGGCACTCTTTCGTAGAGCACGTAACTTGTTTTCCCATTATTATCTGTTACGTCAAGAACTACGTCATAACCCCCCATTGCCTGAGGGACGAGTATGCTTATGCCATTTTCAAGCGGCAAGGAAGTTACTGGTGTTCCATTTCCAGCCCACTTCCCAGAGACACAAGATGAGAATGAGTTAACGCTCTTATCAGATCCCCCAATGTTTACAGGCTTTGTAGCCCTAACTGAGTCTAAAGATTTACATCCAGTAACGGCGAACATAACTAATAAAATACCAACTACCTTTTTCATTTTCACACCTCCAGAAGTAAGGAGGTTATTAAAATACATAAACGCGAGCAAAGGAAATTCGAAATTCTATTTTTTGACTTTAGCATTTAATTAGTTGCCGCTGCGTTTGATAAAGCAGCCTCAAGCCCTGCAAACGGGTCCTTCGGTTCTGATTGCTCATCACCACCCCAGCGCAGGATCGCATCGTCCAGCGGTACTTTTGCCCCCTGCGAACCGTAGATGGCAGAGACGAGCTGGGCTGCCTGAATGTCGCCACGGATATCGCCAACCGGACTTTGCCTGTCGAACTCAATCCACATCAGAAGCTCGCTTGCAGTCATGCTCTGCCGAAGCTCTGAGAGCGTGCGCCCCATCCGGAGCGCAAGCGACATCAGAAACTTTACGCCGGGGGTTGAGACTTTTCCCGCGCTTCGTCCGCATTGTTGATCAGGTCAAGCGCCTGTTTGAGCAGGCGTGAATGGACGGGGCCGTAGATTTCACGCACCTGCTCTTCTTCGTCTACGCTGAATACCGGTTGCTTATCGGTGTCACACAGAACGTCAATGAAGAGCACCACGTCAGCGCAAAGATTACGGTGTGCCTTTTCCGATACCGACACATTTTCATCATCAGCACCCGCTTTCACCACTTCCTGCCAGCGAAGCCAGGCTTCACCGGATGGCTCACGGAGAACCACTTTGACGCCTTCCCACTCAGGAACGGCGACCGTCTTATGACGAAATCCCGACATCTTAGCCAGGGCGAGATTTTTAATATTCTTCATGAGACCTCTCAGGAGCCAGACTCGATGTTTTCAGGCTTACCTTTCAGGCGCAGGGAGAACGTTGCCGCCACTACGCCGTTGGTACCTGAAGACCAGGTGTGCTGGCGGATTTCAGCCAGGAACTTAAAGCCCTTGCCGGAAGGGAAGATCACCTGGAAAGCGTAGGTCGTATCGTTGTCATACGCCTCACGCAAGGCGTCCTGCGCCGGATTCTTGTAGAAGTTTCCGGACAGAGAGATTTCTGACGGAGAAGGCAGGCCGTTGATGTTCTCCTGCTCGGTGGAGCAAAGCGTTGTTACGTCGATATCCTGCTTCTGGCCACCGGTGAACTGAATTTCTTTGATGGTGCAACTCAGATCGAGGAAGGTTGCGGAATCCATCGTTTCTTTGGTGGCTGGCAGGGAGGAAATAAGGATCTTCGTCAGCTGCGATTTTTCATAAAGTGCAGACATAGTTGTCTCCATAAAAGTAAAAACCCGCCGAAGCGGGAGGTGGGTGTCTTTCTGAAAAGAAATTACTAAGTAAATCAATCATGCCTGGAATGCTGAGATTGTCAGCAACAAAGACCATTTCGCGAGTTTAATTGATGCCTGGTAAGTACATCTGTACTTCATCAACCACCCGCTCCCGCGCAGAAAGGAGGATTTTCTTTCTGCCGCCGACACCCCACTTCGCCATCTGGCTGGCGCACTGGCTTATCGCTTTAGTCTCAGTATTAATGATGTGATCTAACTTATTCAGGCGTGACATGGCACTGATGCCGAGGCGAACCACTGTTCTGAACACCTCATATACTTCAATCTCAAACTCAGGCTTAATCCAGGCTGCGTAGCGAATGGCCAGTAGCTCAACGCCCCACACTCCAGGTTCATCACCACCATTAACAACTCTAAGTGGTTGAATTTGTTCCAGAGTGCTTTTTTGCACTTTGGATTTAAGTGCCTTAATAAATCGCTTTACCTGAGCGCTACGTAAAAACTGACTTGGACGCTGCTGCTCTGTAGCCTCTCCGTTTGCGACCGCCGCAGCATGGAGATCATTGAGGTTATAGCGTCCCTCGTCATCAACACGAACGGAAACGCCGTTTACTGATACGGTTGGATATTTCATGAGATTTACCTATAGAAAGTGAGCCTGTCACACAGAGTCAGCAGCCCCGGAGTACAACTGACTCTCAGGCTCGCTTTCTGTAGGCTCCAGGATTATAACGTGCGCGTGTGAAGCGCGGTGTCAGAGGTAATAAAAAACCCGCCGGAGCGGGTTGTTCAGGGTTGGTTAACGTTTCAGGATGTGACCCGAAAATCGATCGTGGCGCGGTAAAGCCGGAAATCGGGTTCATAGCCTTGAATTTTCGTTATCTCAGTAGGAGCCAGGGACTTAACGGCCTCCAGCGCATGATCGCGAATGGATCTGGCTTCCTTAATGGTCAGTGAGTAAACATCGATCTGCACTGATGTGCTGGATTCCGCCTGGCCACACAGTACGTCAGCGGAAACATCATCGACGATGGAAAAGATAATCCAGGGTGGCGAGACAGACGGTTTCCCGTCACTACCTAATGGCGCAACATAGGGATATACCCGTCCTTCTGCCAGGGGAGAAAGCAAGGCGTAGATATTATCTTCATTCACTTGCTCAATACCTCATCAATAGCCTGATTCATCCTGGCAATGGCGACGCTGGCGGCCTCTTCCTCGCGAGTATCGTAAGCGGGTCGCACAAACGGATGTGCAGGCATGTTCGCGGTGCCCAGCTCAACGAATCGCCAGTAAAAGGCGTTTCTCGGGTTATTCGCCTTCATCGTGTTATCGCTGTTGCCGGTGCGCAGGTTAACGCCACGAATATGGACGCCGGAAGAAATTTCCCCGCGGCGGCGGCTTTTTTGGGTCACCACCACCACGTTTTTTTTCAGTTTTCCGGTGCGTACCGGTGCACGTGCGATCACTTCTTCCTTAAGCACTTCCGCGCCGGCGCGCGTGGCATCACGAAGAACCTTATTGTTTTCAGCACGGCTAAGCGCCTCGAGATCCTTTGCGATGTCATTTAAACCGGAAAAATCCAGGCTCGTCTCAATCATTTTTCAGCCCCCAGTTTGCACAATATCTCAAGACGCTCACCCTTTTCATCAGGGATAGGCGGGCCTATAACGTTAAGTGTTTTACCTCGATATGGTCCACTCTGAACCTTTATCCTGGATGCCGCAGTTATTGTTTCTCCCGATTTTCCGCGAACCCATACTCTGACATCAGCCTGGGCAATTTCGGCGCCTGCTGCCATTAATTCTCTTCCGCTCCGGCCTCTGATATCTGCGCGGATGGTTTCACCATCCACCCATGTTTCAACTGGCTGGCCTGATGCGTCACGGATATGTACGGGGTTTTGTATCACAATAATTTGTATGAGCTTACCAGCGGATATAGCCATGAACGCCCTCAAATAATTGTCGGAAGTCGGAGATCATGAATTAAAAACGATACAGAGAAAGGAAGCTCTCCATGAAGTAAATCTTCCTTATCAGCCAGGTCGGGATTTCGGTACAACATGCCCACCAGACGCATCGTGGCGGCCTTCATCCGACTGAGCGCTTCACCCTCTATTAACTTTCCTGTCTCATCAACGACCTTGTCCCGGCTTCCCTGAATAAAAGCCAGCAACACCGAACTGGCTTCCTGTATTTTTTCCTTAAGTGGGCCGTCGTCAGCATCATGATCAATGTGCAGGTGTTCCTTTATCTCATCCAGTGTCACAAGTTCAATCACGTTTTATCCCTCCCGTCGCGGCCACGCTTGGCTGCCAGCGTCCAGCCTTTCGAACCTGCCTCACCAGGCTTGTACTGGGTCTGCTCGTCGCAGTGCCAGAGCGAACCGCCCCATGTAACTGTGTCGCCAGGCAGATATTCCTGACCGGATTTGAATACGCCCTGATAAATCATCACAGGCACGTCAAAGGATTTGGTTTCGCTGGCGCCACTGGTGCGGTTAACCGTCAGGGTGAAGCTACGCTGCTCAGATTGCTGAATATCAATACCTGCCACACCATCAACAAGACACTCCCAGCCACGCATACCATGGGTTTTCTCGTAAGCGCGCCACAGGCCACCGTTATGCGTGGCATAGCTGCCACGTGGATAACTTTTCCCCTCATCAATGAAAGGTAGAATCTCCAGCGACAGGGCGTCCCGGCCATTTTCTCCATCTTTACCCGGCTCTGCTGCGGGCAGAGCTGCAATCGCCTCATTAACCAGCGATTTCACATCTGGCAGCTCCGGAATGGATGCTGAAACCAGCTCCTGAATCATCGGCTGGACGTCTTCAGTCGTGACACTTTTACCGTCACGCGGTACCGGGATGGCGGCTACCGCCTCGCTGACAGCTTCTTCAACTGCCTGTTTAAGCATGGCGGGATCAAAGTCTTTACCGTCCTTTGGTACAGGTATCTCTGCCACGGCATTGCTGACCAGTTCCTGTAAAACGGGGGTAATATCGTCGACCGTGACACTTTTACCGTCCTGCGGTGCCGGGATAGCAGCGACCGCTTCGCTGACCATAGCGCCGATATCCGGCAATTCAGGAGTCTCAGGAACCGGAAGGGATGCCACTGCATCAGCCAGCAGCTTGGTAAAGTCAGGTGCCGGTGTATCCTTCAGGGACGCAACCTCAAGAGAGAGCCTGGTAAGGTGCTCTTCCGTTGTCTGCTGATAGTCACTGAGGCTTTTTCTGAAAGACTCACGAAGCTCGCCAAGCGCAAGGGAAAATTCCTCTCCAAGAGCCCTGATAAGGGAAAGTTCACGTTCATTCATTTGGTTAACAATCCTCTCAGCATGGCTTTTGCCGCTGTCAGTTCAGATTCCGACATGGATTTCCCGTTCGCATCGTCAGATGTGGTACGGCTGCCGGCGCCGGATTTGGCAAACGGGTCATCCGAAGCATCACGGCGCGCCAGCGCTTCAAGACTGAAGTTCTGCTGCTGAAGATACAGTGCGTCGCCGCCGGGTAAGGGCGGAAGGTTTTCACTCCGTCGCGCCTCATTTGGCGTCAGAATGGTATTTTTCACACCCTCGCCGAGTGATTTGATACGGCGTTCGCTGTCCATACGCAGCAGCGCATTAACATCAAACTCAGTCCCTGTATCACCCTCAAGTTCAAACGCTTCATCCAGCAGCAATTCGATGGACTCAATCAGGGACTGAAGACACTGTGAGTAATACTGCTGATCCTGCGCCTCGATGTTGTCATGCGTTGGCAGTTCACCGATTCCAACCTTATAAGCAGGCACGTGAAATACTGAACAGACAATCTGCGCGGTCATGCGAAGCTGTTCGACAGTTTGTGCATCAGCAGCTGAGACCGTCCGGGGAACATATTTCGCACCATTGCTCAGAATGGCGGTTTTACCCGCATTTTCCCCGGTATAACCAGTGTCCCAGTTTTTTTGGATCTTCCTGGCGTTCTCTTCCGTAATCGAGCCCGGAACCTCGATAACACCGCTGGGTTTCCCGCCATTGCGGAAAAAGTACGCTGAGCTTTCCTGAATATGGTGACCCTGCATTGCAGCCAGACCAGCAGCATAAATCGGGGAAAGACCAATAAGGGGATGGAACAGACAGTTGAACCGATCGTGAATAACCTCTCGTGCCGGTACAGTCACAGATGATTCAATACCGGCCATGTTATCCGGATTGATCTGGTAGAAGACAGAGCCATCATCAGCTACCAGCGGCGTAACCTTGTTCCAGTCCAGCAGCCTCAGCTCGGTTATCTCGCCGCGATTGTTCCGGATCTTGAGCGCAACGGTATTACCTTCGCACAGCTTGGAATTCAGCCAGTGCTCAAAGAACTGGATGCGGTTCTGAAAGGCATTTGGCCTGGAATACAGCGAGGCTATCTTTCCGGTTTTAATTTCCCTCCGAACGCCATTTGAATCCTGTTTCATCAGGCGCGGAGGCATTTTAGCGATATCACTTGCGATCAGAGATATGCAGGAAAACACAGCATAATAGGAGAGAACCGTTTTGGGCTTAATTTCCATATTCTGCTGCCAGGCCCCGGCGTAGGGTTCGTGGACATAACTGAACATCGGTGTCCAGCCCCCTCGGTTGACAACAGGCTGCTGTAGATTTTTGACTTGCCCCTCTTTTCTTCGGAAAGGATTCCACATTAGCCGTTCTCCGCTCTACGCTTATTCTTCCTCACCCTGGTAGTTACCTCGGTGAAATATTCAGCCTTGCCAAGCAGCACCAGCACCCTTGCGCACCGATCGTCCACGGTCTTTACATCTCCCGTAACAGAGTCATGTGTGCGTTGCAGATATCTGATTTTTGCCATGCAATATGGCGGGGTTTCCCCCGCCCTCCTTTCGCGTTAGCTTCCCTGGTTAGAGCCGTAGTTCACACCAGAAATAACCGCCACCGCTGCCGTGCGGCGACGCTTCCAGTTGATCCAGCGCTCGGCACGGATAGCCACGCTGTTCGTCTGGAACATGGAAACCAGCTCCGTTCCGGTTGGGCTGACGCTGTCGCCAGTAGGATCGCTTTCCATTTCCAGAGAGGCTTCACGTGACATATCCACTGCCACACCACCGTCGTCAGCCAGATAAATATCCGGCGCGTTCAGCAGGGTAAGATTGCTTCCGGCGTACTGCGAAACGATAGCCGGAAGCCCCTGGAATGTGCCGCCAAGCAGGGTCATTTCCGGATACATTTTCTGGCCCAGAGCATTTTTCTTCATGGACAGCGCCAACGCGTTGGTGCTGGACATGATCCACACGCCGCCAGTTGGCTGGAGGTTATTGGAGACAAACTGAGCGAATGCCGCTTCAGCATCTGCATCCGGATCGCCGGTTGATGGAACAGCCACAATACCGTTGGTAATTGAGGCCGGAGAGACGTTAGCAACTTCGGCTTTCGCCGGGTTAATGAAGTCCGTATCCAGGCGTGCAATGACCGCTTCTGCCAGCGCATTACGCACCAGTGCATCAGCTGCCGGATTGGAGAACCGGATCAGCTCATCGGTCAGCACCGCAATGGCTGCGACTTTGGCGAAGCTGAACGTGATGGACTCAAAGTCGAATTTGGTCAGCGGCTTGGCCTTACCCTGACCTACCCAGCTTGCAGATCCGCCGGAAGTTTGTGCCGGAATACGAATGTTGAACGGGACCTGACGCAGTGCAGGAATACCACCCTGACCGAAACGACCGATAATGGTCTGCGGGCGGAGGAATTCAACAAAATCATTTGCGTATTCCTGATACTCCACCAGCGCACCAGCCCACTGAGGATCGGTCGTTGTGCCAGCACCAACAGCGGCTTTCAGCACATGGTGAAGTTTCGCATCATCCGGGTACTGCTTACGTGCAATTTCCAGCGCTTCAGAACGGCTGCCGTTTGCCGCCGCCAGTGCCTTGGCAAAACGGGCAAAGGCGATACCTTTCTCCAGATTTTGCTCAACGCGAATGATCCCCGGCGCGTTTGTCTTCACGGTGGTGAATTCGCCACCAGCAGCTTTAGATACCGGTTTTGCAGTCGATGCCAGATTGCTTTCCATGTCGCGCAGTCGTTTGAGGTGCGCATCAACTGATTTAATTTCTGCGGATGTGTTGTCGTAGCTCTCTTCTTCTTCAGCGTCCAGGGTGCGTCCCTCTTCAGCCGCCTTTGACATCACTTCATCAAGTGATGCGGCCAGCGCTGCACGCTTCGCTTCAAAGCTCTTGATTTGTTCTGCGATATTCATCGAAATGTTTCCTTTTTTGGTTTTGGGTGCTGTAGCGCCAGCGGTTTTAGAAGTTTTCACTACCGGTTTCTCATTGCCTGACGCGGCGAGAAACTGGCGATCGAAAGATTTAACGGTCTGGATGGAGCATTCGGCATTGGCCGGAATGGTCACCGCCGAGACCTCAAGCAGGTCCCAGGACAAAAAGCGAATACCGCCTTCATCCAGGAAGGAATACTCAATTGGGCGGAACCCAATCGACAGGCCGCGTACCAGCCCCGCCTTAATCGAAGCCCACGCTTCATCAAGACGTGCGATTAACTGGGATGGCATGTCAGGGGTTGGTTTCACGAGCTTTGCTGTGATCTGCAACCCCTCTTTCACCATTTTTGGCGTGCAGGTGCCAATAGGCTGAGAGCGGTCGTGCTGCCAGAGGAACGGCGTATCGCTGCGGAATTTCGCCCCCTCCGGCTCCATAATGTCACCGTCACGATCGGGAGACGGTGTTGAGGCGATGCCGGTGATAATCCGCTCATCCTCATTTACCGACTTCACCGTCATGAGGGTGCAGGCGCGTTTAAGCGTCATTTGCTGGCCTCCAGAAATGAAAAAACCCGCATGCGCGGGCCATTAACTGACGTGTGTGTTAAACGAAAAATACCTGGTAGTCTTTTTTGACCGGTTCGGGGTTAAGTGCCATTAACGTAACGGCGTTGAATGTGGCCATAAGAGGGTCAATTTTCCCCTTCCCGCTGGCCTGTTTGGTGATGAGTATGGCGTTACCTTTCGGCTCCACACGGGCGTTGCCTACGCACCATGCCATCAGAAGCTGACCACCATGAAGCAGAACACCTTCAGCCAGCTTTCGCTCGGTAGTCTTAATGGCGCCGCCGAGTTTCCAGCCCTGGCTGACCCCGGTTACAGCCTCATCAGGAATGCCTGCCTCACTGAGCGCATCAAGAATTTGCCCGACCTCAGAAGGGTCAATCCCGATTTTGTCCAGCAGTTCGGCTTCATAAATCCGGCTGACATACTCTGCAACCTGCTCAACATCCTCGCCCACCCGCTTAACGATCGTCAGGTCACCGGCCCTCTCAAAATCCTTTAATTTTGAAATTTCGCTCTTTCGCCTTTCCAGGGCGATGGTATGTGCCCATGCATGGCACCAGCATAACCATTCGCGAGTCTGGCGATCGCGCCCGATAACGGCCAGGCCAAGAAGGTCATCGAGACCACCGCCATCAATACCAACTGTGACCACCTCAGAGCGGCGAAGAATATCGTCAAAAGTGACGCGCCTTGCCTGTTGCTCCCAGAAATCCGCCCCTGCCCATCTGTCAGCGCGCAGGGCGAGACCGATTTCAACGTTGGCGTGCTTGGACATAAAGCCACGGAAGTCTTCTTCCCCGGCCTCTTTCGCTTTGTTGTATTCGCGGTAAAGAAACTGCTCGTCAACGGAGTAACCCAGGTTGGGGTTAACCATCGCGAGGTTATCCAGAAGAAGATGCTCTCCGCTGGCAACCATTTCCGGTGGATGCTCAAATATCACCGGAAGAAAATGCGGGTCGTGAATTTTTCCGTCGCGAACGTCACGGGCGTACTGTAACTTTTTCTTAAACACGCCAGCTGGCGGTTCGTTGGACTGCGTGGTTGTGTACATCACAAAGCCTTCAGGTCGTGATGCCATGCCACCGACTGCCTCACGCAGCATATCTTCGGAGTTATGTTGCTTACCAAAAAGCCACAACTCGTCAATGAGCGTGCCGACAGATTTAATCCCAGAAACGGTGTTGGGGTCGGCGGCCACCACTTTCAGCGTCGTGTCCGTTCCCCTGTGGGTGATGGTCCTGATGTGTGTCTGCACCTGACAGAGGTCATCCAGATCATCATCCCGCTTTACCATATCGCGCGCCGGGTTAAAGGCGTTTGTCGCCACCTCTACAGTCGGGGCGATGATGGTGTACCCGGCAGCCTGACGCCAGTTGAGCAGCAAGGCCGTCATCATTATCCCGGCGGCCAGCGTAGACTTGGAGTTTTTTTTGGGGATCAGTACAAACACTTCTGTAATGTGTCTGCGGCCGGTTTCGGCATCATAGGAGCCGAACAGCGCGGCAACGAGATCGAAAACCCACTGTGCGCAGGACTCACCGAAAGTTGGCGATCCTGGAGCATCAACGATTTTCAGTTGCCTGAAAACGTTCAGGGCTATTTCAGCCTGCTCCGGGTAAATCGGGGCAGGAATAATAGACTGGCCTTTCTTCAGGCGCTCCGCCCAGTCAGGGCAGGCAGTTGTCCACTCCGGCATCATGTATTCCCGCGATTGTTAACCACCAGTTTCGGCGGCTGCTGAATTGCGAACTTATTGGCCGCTTTTTTGGCAGCCTCAGCTTTTGCATCCTTCTTACCGCCCTCACCTTTCTTCTGATGCATATAAGGCAGCATGGCCTTTGCAGCATCTTTCCTGGTTTCGATTTCGTAACCAACGTTGTTCATAACCGATTTCAGGAAGTCGAGAGGGTCTTCATACTCACCGGCGGACGATGCCGCAGGAGGTCGTTTTTCTTCAGGAGTGTTTACTGCTGGGGTATAAACATTCCTGCGATACGCAGGTTCGTCATCCACCTCAACTTTTTCTCGTTTTTTCCGCTCAATAAACGCGATGACCTCCGGGTCTTTAGCAAGCTGCGACCCCTTGGAACGCGCGGATTTTTCAGAATATCCCGCCTTTATTGCCGCATCCTTCTGAGACATCCCGGACATCAGCGCGAGAGCATATTTCCGCTTCTGCGCTGTTAACATGTTTACACCCTCCAGAGGGGGATTTTTTCTGCGAATGAGAGGGGGCGAGGTGTCCAGGGCGATCGATATTTATTCTGGATGATACCCCCCCGGGGTTGGCTGGACTCAAAGCCCTACAAATCCTGATGCCTGATCGCCTTCAGACACCTCATGCTTCAGGGCCTGCTCATCAGGCTGACCGGTGGCAACTTCACGTGCAGACTTACCTGCGTGACATTCAGTGCAGAGCGTCCACAGGTTGCGCTCCGAGTTATCGCCTCCGAACTGAAGCGCGATACGGTGGTCGAGTTCACTGTCAGTCAAATCAACAACCCGATTACACATACAGCAGCGACCATTGTCACGCGCATAGATACGGCGCTTCAAACTTACCCTTGCACTTCCACTTATGCGGCGCTGCTCACCGTAAATCGGCTTTATGCGTCGCGTATCAATGGCTTTCAGGCGTGGCTTTAACGTTGTTAGCTTAGACATGCAACCTCCACGCCCGGCGGCGTTCTGTTCGTGGCGCTGAGTCAGAGTGACGCTCTACAGGTTCACCATCTGCATGGTCCACCAGCGAGTAACACGGATAAACCACCGCGCCGCCATAGGCATCCCCGACTGCATAGTCGGCTGGCTTACTGCTGTCCCATCGAGAAAGGACTCGTTCAATATGCTGAGGAGGTACGCTATAACAAACGCCGTGTATCAGCCGCGGCAGTGTGATGTAGTCAGCCTGAGTCTTATCAGCAATAATCAGCCGTTCGGCTATCTGCATCTGGTACTGCGGCGGGCGGCCAGTACCGAGATAAAGGCTCAGCATGTCGTCAGGGAAGCGGGTCAGCCAGTCGACCACCAGCTCTGCAAACCAAGGAACGGGCATCGCATCGTCTTCCAGCACGACCACCCGGCAAGGTTGCTCAGCAGCCCATTCAAGTGCTCGGCGATGGTTAGCATTAGCTCCACCGTCGCCCTCATCAATTAGAAGATGGGCACTGATGCTTAAAGCCAACGCCTCAGCCTGTTTCCGTCGGGCGTGATGGCCTACAACGCATAACTTAAACTCTTCAGCCACCAGCGAATCTCCAATAAAAAAGCCGCACGATGGCGGCTACTGTCTGAATATCAGGGTGTTGCTTCTCATTAACCCTGGTTAAGGTAAGCATTCAGCCCGTCAGTGGTGGGACACTGGCGCACTCAGCACAGAGGGATGGCTGTTGACCTCTGTATAAGGAAATGTATGGATAGCAAAGAGCTTTTTGACAGAATTTTCACTCTCGAGTTACAGGTTGGATTTCTCATCCCTAAAATGATCAGAGCCATGGATAAATTGAGTGTGAATAATGGCGTTTCCACTTATCTGATCGCTGAAATGGAAAATCTCGTAAAAGAGCTTCCTAACTCCGCAGCCTCTCATGATGAGAGATTTCTCAATGCCGCCATGGACGCTCTGGCAACGGTGAAGCGCTCTTTAGACCAGCCGCCCAGTCAAGAATAGATTCTTTTAATCGGTCTAACATAAGCGTCTCATTTTTGTCGGGGGCGCTTTTCTTTACCAGCTTAACCACGTTTTCTTCGTTAGACATGCAAACTTCTCCTTATTTATGTTTAAACCAGGCGTACTCCTTACCGATACCTTCAGACTTAAACACTGTGTGAATGCGCGGCCCAGTAACGATGCGATCGCCAAACGACTTAGCTACGATGCCAAAGGCCATCATGTCACCCACCGCGGCGCCAGCCTGTTCTTTCTTCCAGAAACGATAACTCTCAATCCGGTAGTAAAGACGGATGATGCCCTGAGCAAACGCCATTACATCAGCGCGGGTACCACCAAGCAGACCAGCATTAAGCATCACATCGTTGCGGTGCGCTTTGATGAATTCCTGATAGATTCGCTCAGGATGATTCTGCTTTGCCCAGGCGTCGGCGTATGTCTTCGGTTCTGAACCGACATACACCTTCCCGGGCTCCATTTCTTCCCACGGCGCGCGAAGCATTTCGACATCGGTACCATCAGTACACCAGACGAACCGGTATTCCGGGTGATCTCGCAGGTGCTGCCAGATGTGCAGCCAGCGACGAAAGTAGACATTCATCTTCACGTCAGGTACGAGATACAGCTCAACATCTGCCGGGGCCGTCAGTAATTCATCCACCAGCGCAATACGGCCACAATTCCGAAGCGATGCCGACCACCTGCTCAGCATGTCAGGCGAGGCCGTCAGTTTGGTACCGCGCTGCGGGTCAGGCTGACTTGTGAGCAGCGTTGTGATTACCACGTCGCGCTGCTGCCTGTATTCAACATAACCGGTATACCCGGTATCACGCCGTTCGTTGTGTATCTTCACGTTACGTTCCACCAGCGCCTGTCGGTCTGGCCTCGGCACTGAACGCTCTACGGCCTCATGCTCATCGAGAGAATGGATAAGCTTTTCTGAACCGACGACATCAGCGTATGCCCACGTCGTGAGGCCAGCGTTATGAATCCGCAGGGCGAGGTCACTGTGTTCGTACATGCCGCGACCATAAACCGGATCGAATCCGCCCACCTTCTCGATGGCGCTGCGGTGGTAGGAAAGCATCACGCCGCGCTGCCCGGTGTAAGCAACATGCTTATCATCACGGTACAGCTCCGCCATGTCGTGCAGCTTATTGCGCCCGGCCAGATCCAGAAACTGGTAAGCCAGGTGCGGCTCAGGTGATTCGATGTAGGGAAGATGCCAGTTATCGGCGATAGGCCAGGCGTCATCATCCCACAGAAAAAGATGCTCGCATCCGGCATCCATCAGGGCTGACAGGCTGGCGTTCTTCGAAGCAACAATGCCGAGTGATGTTTCATGGCGAAGCAGCTGCACGCCGTGGGGAACTACCGCTGCAGGTTTAGAACCATCATCGACTACCACCACCAGCGCACCGGCGGGAAGATGCTTCATGTGCTGTTCGAGTGCTCGCTTTAAAACGTCTGCGCGCTGATGCGTCGAAATGGCAATGCCGATCCGTGATGAAACGACGCTGGCGGGAACGTATGGGACACCATCAATAGTGACCTGCATAAAACCTCCCGTCAGAATCCACGCTTCAAGGAAGTCCAGATCGTGCCGCCCGGCTGAAGATTTTTTTTCAGTTCCGCAGAGACAACATCTGAAATCGCTTTTTCCATCTCTGGAGATAGCTTCACGCTGGTCTTAATTTCGGGACCAATGCCAACATTTATGGCATAACCTTTTCGCGGGTCCGTTTCAGTACGGCTCAGCTGAACCTTCGGGATGACGGCATCCTTGATAAATACCTGTCCGCCCTTCATGGCAAATGGAGATAAATCAGCGAGCCCCTTACCAAATTCCTTCGTCAGACGTCTGTGCTTGATGTATTCCACGGCATCACGCATTTCGTCTGGAGTGTAGCCTCCTTCAATAGCTACCCAGCGATCAGCCAAGAAAACCACCGCTGTTTTATCTGCTGGAAATCCGCCAAATACCTCATTTGACCTCTGCTTTGCTTCATCAAGAGCATTAGCAATCAGCCCCTGCCTCTTCATGTCGCTACTAATTTTGTAACGCGGAAGAGTGTAAACAGCCGACAACTCACCTAATGCAGCATCAGGCGTTTTTGTAGGTTCTGCTATCTTCCCCATTCGCCAGGCCACAGAACCATCAGCCCGATGACTAACGATTTCGCCATTGCCGTAGCTGACGTGGCCACCTTTCGGTTTGCGCTTATCTTTCACCCGTAGATGTTCAGGGAAGAAAGAAGCATCACCCCAAACTGTATGGCGGCGACCTTTCAAATCGTAGTGAGCGCTACCTGCAGGACTTTTGAGAATCAAGCCCTCGTCGGTCATTGTTACGCGCATGCCCAGCATCGCCTGCTGCAGCGATAAATATTTCATGAGGGATTTCCTTTTAGGCGTGAGCCTGTCGCACGGCAAAGCCGCCGAAAGTTAACGGTTTGCCCAGGCTCACAGCTGAAAGACTTTCTTTGATGTGCGCGTGCGATGCGCATTAAAAAGCCCCGCTAGTGCGAGGCTCTGGTCTCTTTCTGGCAGTTCGCCTGCCACGCTTTGTTATGCGCCAGGATGTCTTTCTTCGTCTGGCGGTCCAGAACATCCCAGTCGTGATCCGTTCCGTATATGGGTTTAACCCAGTCGCAAGCCGTATCCACTACTTCAACCTTTACGGGTCCAGTTGTCCCGCAGCTCGCGATCAACATCGTCGCCAGACATATGGTTAACAGTCTGCTGTACATTGCTGGCCTCTTTCGTTGCTTCTACCCGGCGTTCGGCTACTGCTTCAGTGGCCGCTGCGTTATCTTCGGTGCGCTGCTGGTCTGCTTTCGCTTCCGCTTTGCTGGTGCCGCGTGAATGACCAATGCCAAAAGCACCAGCGATGGCAGCCATGACCAGTGCAGCAATGCCAATGATTGTTTCAAGACCCATCTCAACCTCACACCAGTACGGTTTTTGCTTTTCCGAAACGAGCACGGCGATCTTCCAGGCCGTTCGTTCCGCCGTTGATAATCTTCGTCACCTGCAGTACGTCGCCGGAATACTTCAGGCATCCCTTAGTGGCGAAGAACCACGCCGCGCTTCTGGCTGCATAAACGTCCTCGGCCAATAGCTCAGGCTGCTTAACCAGATCAACCTTCAGGCCGTTCCCACAATCACGGTAGTTATTGAGGCCGGTAATCTGGATAAGTCCACGCCCACGGTATAACCAGCCGTCCCCGGGTGCGTTGTTACCCATGCGCTTGCTGTATACCAGGTTAGCAATGGCTCGCTGGCGCTCAATCGGTAATGTTCGTTCCTCAGGACGGCGGCCAAGCGCATTTGCCTGGTCTGCTGTGAGACGTCCTGCACGGATGAAGTTAACAAGTGCTGCAATGCGGTAGTTGAAGCTTTCCACGAGCAGAGTGAAGCCAGCTGATTCATGCCCTGCCTGAGCAATGAACATCGCCTGGTTTACCGGATTGGTGATGCCGAACTCTTTCATTGCATCACTCACTGGCTGAAACCAGCGCGCAGCTAATTCGGCGCTTAGCCCAGCCGCCTTTTGAAATTGTGATTGGTTCATTAGTGCCTCAGTACATCAACCAGGCGCGCTACGTTTCCCCGAGCCCAGAGAACGGCGGCGCATATCAGGACGTTCACCAGCACCACAAACCAATGTGATTCATGGTACAGGCCGAACAGGTAACGGAAAGGGACGCTGGCGTATACCAGCACCGTGAAATAAGCCATCAGCGATATCAGAGGGCGATGTCTCGCCCCGCCGCGCTGGTAGAACATCAGTGCAATAACGATAACAGCAGAGATAATTGCGTTTGCCATCGCACTCGGATCACTTGTTACCATTGCTGGCCCCTCCACCACGTAAACGCGAGAGAATTCCAAACAGGCTACCCAAATCCTGACTGTTGACGAACGTCAGCAGCTTAATAGCAATAGCGGCTACGATTACCGCGCCCAGCGCATCAAGTGGCCTGTCGCTGTACCCCGTCCATTTGGAGAAGTAAGAGCCAAGCAGTGGAGCGCCGATAACGCCAAAGATGAATGAGGTGATGAAGTAGCCCACCAGCTTAAGGCGGCTGATATTAACCGCCGTAGCGACGTAGAACACCGCACCAGCGAATGCGCCAAACACCACACCGTAATCTATGCCGGTTGCCAGGCCGAACATGCTGGCCCCCATCAGACCACCAGCCGCTATCGTAGTGCCAGAAACAGGATCGGACATCTAGTCCCCCTCTTATTGCCGTGAATCCTCTCAATAATGAGGGGAATAAAAAAAGCCCGCTTTTTATGGCGGGCTAATGAGTTGACTATTTGTAAGGTAGGTGTGAGTAAGACTTATGCTCAGAAGTGAAGCTGTATCGGCTGATTCACTATCGGTCCAGGAGAACCACCGGGCATTCAGTTACTTCCCACAACTCAAAGCGTAGCAGCAGTTTGCAAAACCATAAAAAAAAGCCTGCTTTTTATGGCAGGCTCTCAAGGAATCTGAATCTTTTATTATTTTTGTCATGGTGCCGGGTGCCTCCCGGTGACTCTACCCCAGTCAGCAAAGCCGCGCGCATACCTGCAGATAGCAGTTGACTGGAACGCCCTTTCGCTTAGAAAGGATTCACCACAAGAATAAGGTACGACTAATTCATTCGAGCGGTCAATACATCATCGCCATGAGTCCTCTCAGAACGAGGGGAAACAAAAAAGGCCGCCCGCAGGAAGCCTCTAAAAATGACAAAACCCCGGCGAGGCGAGGTTTAGGAATCGTTTTAAGTCCGTGGCGTAGAAACCACTCTTAACACAGTAAATGATAAAATGCGGACCGCGCTAATGATTTTTTATCATTTTTCTTATATCGTTTTTGAAATGGTGCTAGTTCTTATGGCTTTTGAGCTGGTAGTTACTGATTTGGTTATCATTAAGGATTATGGATGTTAAGGCAAAATCGTCAAAAAGCGATTCACTACAAAAGAGCTGCAATAGCTAACTGCGACGCTGACCTTCAGTCGATTCTGGAGTCGATAATCTCTAAAGATGGGACTGCTCCCAAGGTTGGTATGAGGCGTGAGCAGATCAGTCCATCGGATAGTTCGAGTGGCTATCGCCTAATAAACAGAAGTAGTACTTACCAGACGATTTTGTTTGGTCAGTTAATTTTATTTGAGCAAGGAAAAAGCCAAGCATTAATGACTATAAGTGATGACGTAAGTTTCTACGATATCAATGCCATCACCTCTGAACAAATAAAACTTGAAGCTGATGAGAATGTTTCAGATGAGCACAAAGAAAAGATTAAAAGAGAATTCATTGACTCTATATTATATTTTGGCGTACTTAAAAATCACCTTATAATCGTACAGTCTAGCGCCTTGAGATCAAAAGACTTAGAAACTCACCTTAATTGGCTTATTCATAGCTTTGGAAGTTCATTTTCAGATGATAGTATTTTAATGCTGAAAGACAAGCCAACTGAAGAGACCATTCAAAAACTTGAGAAGAATCCAGTAAGCAAAATTAACTTGGGAAGTGTACCTATAAAAAGTAAAAATGATACTTCAGTTGATATTGTTCGAACCCCGAACATTCCTGTAGAGGGAAACGTTCAAAAAGTAAGAAAAATGAAATTCATGCCTACTGGTAAAGGTGGAAACATATTAAAGGCAGCATTCGGTGAAAAATGGTTTGATGATTTAAAGCTGGAGGATTCTTTGGATGAATCAAACCTACAGGTTAACTTGGAAATTACTTACTTTAGAAAAACCAATAAAGATGGGCAATTGCTAATGGATACTCTAGCAACCTCTTTACGCAACATGGATGAAGATGATATAGAAATAACCCTTAAGGGAGGCGGAACCATTAAAGGTGGTGATTTGAAGTTATCTGGTTCAATTAACGTACAATATAATAATGGACTAATAGACGAAAATCATTTATATTTACAGATGCACAAATGGCTTCACGCAAAGATTGGCGCGGGTGAAGTCGCAGTTAAATAGCCGTGAAATAAGGAGGCTAGAATGAGTTACAAATCATTTTTATGTCAATTTATTTTAGCCTTCTTCTTGGGTTCTACTTTGTTTTATTTCATAGTTTGTAATACGAATTTAAAGCTCGCCCCTACCCCATGGATTATACTTACATTATTGTTATTCTGCTCAAGCTATTGCATCCAAGCATTGTTTAAAATCCCTGAAACTGACGAGCATCCATCACTCACTTCAGATGAACTTAGGAGATTGAGGCCAATTATATCTTTAAAAAGAAAAAGACTTAGCGCGATATTGGCTTACCATGTTATTTCCGCAGTCGTTGTTGCGATTGGATTCTTCAGTATAAATGCAACCTCTAAGTATTTTATTTCATTTTTCACTTTAACTGGTGGCTTAGTACTTTCTTCATTGCATACTTTTTTCTTTATAAAGGCGAACATGGATGAAGCGCAAAGATTTAAAAGCATTCTCATTCATAGAGCGGAGACTGAAAAGAGGAAAAAAGATATTCTAGACAGCATGAATAAGAAGCCCGATTAATCAGGCTTCTTTCATATTTTTTGAATGCGTTTTTATCCTATTCATCCATTTCCAGTCTGATTTCTAGCATACTAAGGCAACCTTCAATAAACCCCTCAGCCATCTGTATCTCAATGCGTATCAGCTTCTCATCCTTTTTTCGCGCTTTTGCTATTTTCCGCTTCGATATGCCATAGAGATAGTGAGCGACCAAGAGCGAATGCTCATAGGGCTTGCGTTTTTGAAGTCGAGCTAAACACCCCTCGATAATTAGGGCATCGTCATCAGTACATGACAGGCGGGATTTGCTTGAGGGAGGAAGAAGCCCTTTGAAACCAGCGGCTATTGATGAGTAATCAACACCGGAACTATCACTCGCAGCCCAACCGCCCCAACGCTCTAAAACCATCTGAATGTCACGCATGTTTTCTCCACTATTCATGCCAGTACGCCGATTTCCAGCGCACGATCTAAAAACCGAAACAACAGCACCAGCTGGTCGCCGTGCTTGGCTTCAAATGCCACAGGATCAGCGTGCAACTCATCGTGATGCGCTCTGCACAGCGGTATCACAAACAGGTCGTGCGCTTTGGTACCCATTCCACCCTGCCCGTGGCCTATCAGGTGGTGGGGGTCGTCTGCCTGCTTGTTACAGCAGACGCAAAGCTGGGACTTTACCCAGCGTGTCCAGTTCTCATTAACCCAGCGGCGGCGCTTTGGCCTAAGCATGAAAGATTCCGGTGACTCAGGGTCTACCTTAACGGAGACAACCTTCTTCACCTTCTCCTGGAGGATTTCAGTCGCCGGTAACGACGGAACAATGTCGCTTTCCCTCATTACGGAACTGTGCGATTCAGGCTTAATCCTGAGGGCTTTGCTCGCCACTGGTTCAGGAATAAGGTCAGCCAGATCGTTGTGTACCATCCACCAGCAGAATTCCGGAAGCGTCAGGGTATGGTCTTCGCTGAATCCCAGCATAATATTCACCCTTCCGAGTAACCATTTTACCAGGTTCTGCATGGCAATTCCTGCCAGTCTTTCAGTGGTTTGTTCACGCAACTGGTTATCACAGCCCCAACAAAGGCGAATGCTTCCGGGGGGGTGACGCATCACCGTAAAGTCCTTTGAGTGCCATTCATTGTGGGGCCACTGACATTCGAATTTACGCTCAAGCCAGGCATCAAGACTGCTAAGACCGCCAGCACGCTGAATAACCCTCTCGTTCAGGAAAAGCTCCTGCATACTGACATCATCTGTCAGTGGCTGATGTGCCTCTGGAATAAGACCTGATGGCAAATGCTGGATTGCTTCTGATGGCGTCTCAATAACAACCCTTCCCTGACGAAACAGCCAGAGCAGTTCATTGCCAGGGCGGAACAGAACCACCCCGGACATTGGTGCAACTTCAGGTGTCAGTAATGCTCTCACTGTTACCTCAGGCTACGATGTCGATTATTTTAAGAAGCTCCGCAAACTTCGACTCAAAGAAATGAGGCTGAGTTTCTCGCGGGTTCGCAGGACTGGTGATGTTCTTGCCATACATGCAGCCTTTGGCAGTAAGTGACCAGAACTTTTTAACACCATTCACTCCAGACCGACTGTTTCGCTCTTTTTGTTCCACAATCCCAAAGCGGGACATCATGTGATAAACCTGATTGGCGGTGATGCGGATGTTTTTTGCTTTAAGCAAAGCGCTGAGTGATTGTGTGGGACGGCTGGACCCATCCTGCGCACCGGCAGGTGCATCGATCGCGTAATGCGGCATCAGATCTGGAAGACCCGCTACCTGCTGGAGTTTTTGATAAGCACCGAGTCTTGAAGAGTTTGAGAGGTTCAGCATTTTCGCCGCCGATTCAAGCAGGATCACGCCAGCCTGAATTTTGTCGGATGTCGGCGCATTGGATGCAGGGTTCTGTACGGCATCGAACGTTCTGATGACTTTGAGGTTAAATTTCGGGCTGATCCACATTGCATAGGAATAAACCAACTCCTTGCAGACGAATGTCCCCTGGTTAACACCACCAGTAAGGGTGACCAACGGGGCCGCTCCTGTAATTCCAGGAGCGCTCGAAATTTCAGCGATGAGTTCTTGCGTTTGGGTAAGACAGGACCAGTTGGAAGGCTGGTGACGTTTTTCACCTCCCGCCGCACGATGCAAATCATTCAGGCAGTAACGACCATCAAAATCACGGCGTACGGAAACGCCATCAATTACGAATAACTGATTCATATGTTTCTCCACTTGTTGTAGTGCGAGCGGGTCTGCACTCCCGCTTCGCTGACACTTTTTAATCTAACACTCATGCGCGTACCAATGCATTGCTATTTTGCCTACCATTTTCGACATAGCTGGCGATCGTTATTTCAACCTTCCCGCCAGGTACCTGCGGTGCCCACTCCACCAGCATTCGTTTAACCTGACTGTCATCCTCCCAGATGCCTGCATGTGTCAGTGCATCAAAAAGCGCCTTGTTGTAATTGTCGATATCGCGGCGGCGGGCATCTGGTGGATAGAGAATGATCTCAACCGCCGCTGGCGCTGTGGTTGGTTTAGGCAGGCGGCGTAATTGTTCAATAATCGCAGCGCAAGCAGCGCTCTGATATTTGCGGCCAGCAGCACTGATGAGATGGCGTCCTGCCAACGGCCCCTTATTGGGGGCTCGCCAGTAGGTGTTTACGCTCGGTGGGAACGGGAGAACTAGTTTCATCATGACTCCACTCCATAGCGCCCGTTCAGGCGTCCGATTACGCTGTTGAACATCACCAGGCTTACGCCCATCGGTTTAACCTTCTCGTGGTACTCCTTCAGGATCGGAGGTACAGCCTTGTTCCAGCTTGGCTTAGGCTTTTTCTTCAGGGCTTTCTTAATGGCATCTGAGCATTGACGGGCAACGTCACGTACAGCGTTCTCCTGCTCTGTGGATAGTTTTTTCATGCAGCACGCTCCTGAGGTTTGCCCATTGGAACGGCTACTGCCGGGATAAGCTCAACGGCCGGTGATACTGACTGATTTCCCCAGTGGTCCCATCCAGGCGCACCGCAACGGCTGAACAGTTCTATGCGCGGAACATCACCGTAAAGCTTCTCCAGTGCTGCAGCAATCTCTTTGTTCGTCAGTCCAGGGTTATTGGCCACGAATAACTGAATTGTTTTCAGAAAGCTCATTGAGTACCTCCGGAAACACGGAAACCTGAGTTGGCTGGAACGCTGTAATCAACGTTCTGGAAGTTGGCCTTAAAGTTTGGGTCAGCGCTACCGCCGAGTTGCCAACGCCCTTTGACACACGCAGGCCTTCCGCGCTTTTGCCATTTCTGAGCCTTGTCAAAATACTCAACGCAATTTTCTGGACCAAAGAGAGTGCTCGGGCGAAGGTAATCATCCATTTTTGGATCATCAGCCCATTTTGCTGTGAGATAGTCCACCACCAGCATCAGGTCTTCAGCGCTGTAGTTTTCTGACAGTCTCCCCCTTATGTATCCCAAAACGGTTTTATTGCGCCCGCCCTTCCCGTATGACGATCCAGTAACCTCGTTGAAATGGGATAAGACACGAATTGCCGGATCGATGTCGTCTGGTTGCGGCGCAACCGGACAAATAGGTTTTTTAATATCTGTAGTATTCTCTGTTGTATTCTCTGTAAGAACATCAGTGCAATTTGACCTGATGAGAGCGGTTCGTTTTGACCCGATGGAGCGTTCCACTTTGACCTCTTCCATCGGTTCATTTTGACCTGATGGAAGAGTGCATTTTGAACTCTTCGATTTGGTCACTTTGACCTCATCTAAAAGCTCGCTTTCGTAGTTGATCGTGTAGTAGTTCGTCATGTCGCGCTGAGACTTATTCAGCTGCTCAACTTTGAGCACGCCCAGCTGCTTCAGGCGGGTGAATGTGCGCTTCAGCGTAGACTCAGACCAGAACGGGAACTGCTCCAGCCACTGCTCGTTGGTGTTGTAAATCCAGCGCACGCCGTCACGCTCCAGTCCGGAGGTGGTTTCTTTAAGCCAGTAGTTAACCTGCTGCAACGCAATGGCCTCGTTCAGGCCAATGCTGTAGGCAAGGTCAGGGTTTATCACTATCGGCCGGGATGGCATCAACAGGCTCATGGTCGTCCTTTAACTCTGTAAATTTACGCTGGAATTGCTCAAGAGGGCTGAAGCACTCATGATCGTACCCTTCGCGAAGGTATATAACGCGTCGAGTCTCTGGCTCCCATCTGATGACGCGCACCGGGACGCCATAGTGATCTCTGAAACGCCGGTTAAGTTCTCGCATAGCGCTCTCCCCTTCCGACGCCAGACACCCACAATCGCCATAGCCCTGCTGTGGTTACATGGAACCCAGCGGCCTGATACCATGCGCTCATACCGAAACGACGAGGTTCCAACAACGGGAATACCACGGAGTTGCGGGAGACGGTTGTTTACCGTTAAACTGTTCATGCGTTAGTTTCTCCACTGATACGACACGCCAAGGGGCCCGGAGCTGCACACTCGCGGGCCTCACCCATTTCTGGGAGGCAATAAACACGGGAAATAAGGTTCAGGAACGTCATGAGAGTGACCCTGAACTGATATGCGATATCGTTAAGACTTTGCCACTCGCTCCGGTCAACGACTCCATCTTCAATGTAATGACGGTAAGCATTGACCAGCTCACCAAGTCTCCCCACCAGCTCGGCCAGTTTCAGGCCAATCTCTTCGTTTTCATCATCTGGCACGGCGCCGGGAACGTGAATACCGTTATCAGTTTCACGAGAGAACGCGTCACCGATGTAACTTACGCCCGCAGCGCTCTGAAGCACCATTGCCCAGCCCATTGGGAAAATCTGGTCGCCACCAGCACGAAGGCGGTTAAAGAGTGAGTTCTGGGTTTCGTCCAGAATCTCCGCCGCTTCGGCGTACCCGCCAGGCAACGCGGCAATCGTCTTCCTGATTGCGGCCACCAGCCAGGCCGGCTGCTTCTGAACTTTCCATTCAGGTTCTTTACCCACGGTCTTCTCCTCTTTTCTGTGGTTTTTATCAAACCGCTGAATCTGTAGGCTTTTGGGGACGACTAATCGCCTTAATCAATTCCTTTGAGAATTTTCCCTCGGAGGCTAAAGCGATTTTTTCCGCATAGTTAGTCTCGCCAGTAAAATCTGTACGAGGCAGACATCCTTTTTTCATCCACTTATAGATGGAGCGAGCACTACATCCGCAAACAGAAGAGATGGTAATGACACCAATCTCCTTGATTGCTTCGGTAAGAGTTGGGAGTTTTTCCTTTTGCATATGAACCTCACTTTATGAACTTAAAGTACATATTATGACGGAACTGATAGTTCACGCAAGTACACCTATTATTGAACCCATGGTTCAGGAAGAAAGAGCGCGACAAGACTTCTCCAAAAGGCTAGCGCTGGCCTGTGAAAAAGCTGGTTTTCAGATGCATGGTCGGCAGGCAGAAATTGCCAAGAAAATGAAGCTAACACCCAAAGCTGTGAGCAAATGGTTTAACGGAGAAGCAATACCAAGGCGTGGAAAGTTGCAGGATCTTGCAGCTCTTCTTGGCACGTCTGCAACTTATCTGCTTGGTGATTCTTCTGAGGACGGAATTATCAAAAAACAAGCTAACATGAGCAGCGATGTTTACCGTGTAGATGTTCTGGATCTTAGTGTTAGTGCTGGTCCCGGTAGTTATATGCTTTCTGACTATGTTGAAGTGCTATATGCCATTGAATTTACAACAGAGCATGCTCAAACACTTTTCGGAAACAGGTCTCATAATGATGTAAAAGTTATGACCGTTAATGGCGATAGCATGGCTCCAACATTGGTGTCAGGGGATCGATTGTTTGTTGATGTATCTGTACGGCATTTTCAAACTGACGGCGTTTACTCTTTCGTCTTTGGTAAAACATTTCACGTAAAACGCCTACAGATGCAGGGTGACAAGTTGGCTGTTCTGTCTGATAACCCTGCTTATGAAAAGTGGTACATCAACGAAGATAATCAGGATCAACTCTATGTCATGGGTAAGGCGTTGATTCACGAGTCTATAAAATACAACAGACTGTAGTAGTTCACGCAGAGGGTCAGCCTAGCTAGTGCTTTCTGGGAAAACTTTGAAACAATCTGTCTATTGTTAGCATAGATTGCAACTAGATTTCAGTTGCACTATCTTTAACAGAGGATGTATTCTTCGTGGGAAGAAAGGAAAAGTTAAAGTTGAAGTTAGATAGGTTGCCCAAAAATTTCACTTGGGATGAACTTGTCGCGCTTATGAGCCAGTATGGCTTCAAGCTTTTGAACGCGAAACGTGGTTCAGGACGTAAATTTTACAGCCAAGCCCTTGATAAATTAGTTATTTTTCATGAACCACATCCTGAAAACACCCTCAAAAGATATGTCTTGGAAGAAGTTAAACTGCTGTTAGATGAGATTGATGATCATGAATAACCTGATGCAATACAAAGGGTACTATGGTAGCTCCAGCATTTCATTTGAAGACGGAGTTATGCATGGGAAGCTCGAATGCATAAATGATCTCGTCACATATGAAGGCGCTACCGTTGCGGAGCTTCGTGCTGCCTTTGAAGAGGCCGTTGACGACTATCTCGCAACTTGTGAAGAGATCGGGAAGTCGCCTGATAAGACAATGAGTGGTTCCTTCAATGTGCGTATAGGTGAATCGCTCCATAAGAAAGCATACTTAGCGGCCAAGTCAAAAAATATGACTTTAAATGATTATGTAAAACAGGCCGTAAGTGAGTCGGTAAATGGAAGAAAAGAGGTTCATTACCACTTTGAAAAGCCAAGGGATGTGAGGGAAGTCTCGTTCTTCTCCTCAAGACGCACTGAAGAAACCTATTGGGAAGTTTCAGTGGATAACGGAGTACAGCACTAATGCTTGATAAGATTCGCTTTAAAGGGTTCGATTTAGAGGGCTCTTCACTTTTTATCAACGAGGATGACAACTCTGAGGGCGGGAAATACAGCTTAAAATTTTCAGAGCACCGTGTGATTCCGCAGAATGATGAAGATGGAAATTGGGTATTTATTGAGGTCACCCCTTCAGTGATCGGCTTCCCACGTGACAAAACGAACATTGAAGACGGCGAAGATGTACTCTTCAAAGCAGAAGCTAACTTGACGTTAACTTTTGAATGCTACCTTGATGAAAATGTTACTGAAGATTTCTATAATGAAAACTCTTGGTTCTTTGAGAATTATGTTTACGTCTGTACAAAATTAGTATTTGAAAACATGTTTAAAGATACAGTATTAGACACCATCAAGTTACCATGGTCTCCAAAACCTACTGATAATTAAGATATTACCCGGCCTAATCGCCGGGTTTTTAGGTTGATCTGATAGCGATAAATCCATAACCACCCCGCCAATAGCATGAACATCATGCTCACCCTTTCATCTCCCAAATCCATTAGTGCGCACCTTTTGGTGTTTTATTGATCATATAACCGGCATCAAAACAATTAAAATACTCTTAATTTCAATAAGTTACGTAGTAAAACACCAAATTTGTACTTTTGGTACTTTACAATATTGAACTATTGGTACATATTTAATCCATCGGTAGGTCAGTAGTACGGCATATGGCACATGTGCCGCAGCGGTCCGGGGATTCCTTGCAAGACAATATCCAGATCCAGCGGGTAGCCGGAATGTGCAAGCCAGGCAAGTACGACAGCCAGAGACGTTTCACCAGCGTGGCGATCAGGTGTGACACCTCGGAAGAGACGAGGATATAAGCCACTCACAATAAGTATCAGTTGGATGCTTATCGTGACTGGAGAAATTACCACTTGAAGGAGTTAAGCATGACCATTCAGGTTCGTGTTACTGACAACCCTTGCAACATCGGAAATGGATTTTGGGATATAGGTAAAGCTTTCGAGGTTGTTGGTGAAACTAATTGCTTTTACATAATTGAAGGCGGTTTCAAGGTTAATAAGAAACACTTTTCGATTGCTGGGACAGCATGTGGTAATCACAGCGTGAAAGTAGAACTTATCACAGAGCAATCACGATAAAAGCCGGGATAACCGGAACATAACTGAAAGCGCATTCCTCTTTCACTGATGGGGATCGGTTTGTTAACTGGCGGAGTGCGCTTCCAGTTGTGGCATTAGCTCAGATGGATAGAGCAGCGGCCTTCTAAGCCGTGGGTCGCGGGTTCGAATCCTGCATGCCGCGCCAGTATAACGTTAGGACCGTGGTAAACCGTAGTAGCTGTACCAGATGCTGTGTGTAGTCTTGGCGGTGGCAGTGCTTTGTTTATTTTCCTTACTCGCCACCGCACTTTTTTCACAACTGAAAGCGCGTTCGGCCAGTTCCTTGAGAGGCCTCAGTCGTTAAATCAACCTCAGGGGAACGCGCTCCCAATTGTGGGGAAGCTAACAGGCGGTTGCAGCCGCCCGTTTCACTAAGTGCCCTGGTTGGGTGCTTACTAAAACGAAAACCATTTATTTTTTATCGCCACCAGGCGAGGGATTCGTGCAACCAAAATTCAGCGCTGTGCAGAGCGCTTATAACACGGAGAAACTATCCATGACGAACACACAGAACGTCACCGAGTTACAACCACGCATGACCAGAGAGCAGTTGATAGACGCAGCTCGTAAGGCCGCCCCTCTCCTTCCTGCCGCTTACGGCTGGATGGTTAACGAACTGGCTACACGCCTTGATGTTACCAGCGTTGCGCTGTGTGAAGCGTTGGCGCAGCGTAAGGAACTGGCTGAGCAAAACGCAACCCTGCGTGAAGATGTCGCCAGTTGGGCCAAAGAGTGTGACCGCATCGAAGAGCGCCACACCAAAACGCCTACCAACATGCACCTGCTGGAAGCTCAGCGAGAACTCCGTGAGCTGCCTCGTGTCGTCATTTCCCTGAATAATGAGGTCACTCTCTAATGGCTAACTCATTCAAGCAAATGACCAAAGCCGGTGTGATTAAGCGCACCGATACCGGGATGTTTATCGCTCTTTCCGATATCCACGTTCGTGAAGGTTTTAACAAGCGTGAAGATGATGAGCGCACCCGCCAGGCTGATGATGACCTGTTCAACTATCTGATGAACGGCGGATCAGTTCCACCGCTGGAAGTTATCGCGCGTGATGAAGGTGGCGTATGGGTTGTAGAAGGTCACCGCCGTCGCCGCTGCTATGCGCGCTGCGCTGAAGCTGGCAAGCCAGTGGACCGCATTCACATCATGCCGTTCAACGGTAACGATGTTCAGCGCCTGGCTCGCATCATGACCAGTAACAACCAGCTGCCGCTCTCCGACATGGAACAGGCTGCAGTTATTCAGGAGTTGCATAACGCTTTCAACCAGACCACCAGCGAGATCGCAAAACTAGTCAACAAGTCTGTTCCTACTGTCGAAAAGCTTCTGCTTCTTAGCACAGCTAACCATGACGTTCAGAAAGAAGTTAAATCCGGGACCGTGTCCGTAGATGTGGCAGTTGATCGTGTAAAAGAGTTCGGCGAAAAGGCCGGTGAGGTTCTTCAGAAGGATAAAGCTTCAGCTGCCGCAAAGGGTAAGAAGAAAGTTACCCGCAGCGTGATAGCGCCGGAAATTAGCGTGAAGAAAGCGCGGCGTCTTGTAGAACTGATCAGCCTGGCGGGTATAAGCGACACAGGTGTTATCTCTCTTGAAGGATTGGTCCATGCAGAAGTCGTGGAAATTATCGACGAGCACAAAGCTATCGCCGCGCAGCGTCATGGAGAAAAATCATGATTACTGGAACCTCAAATTACGATGAAGTTCCGGTAGTTCCCTGCAAAATCTGTGGTGGTTACTACAAGGCTGATGAGCCTGAAATGCACGTCTGCGAGGAGGCCGCCCAATGAGCAACATCGACAAACACATCGACAATCAGGAGCTGCGTGAGCGCGCAGAAAGCACTATCAGCATTCTGGAAAATATCGCCGGGTTCGAGCCATCTGATATCGATGGCGACTCTGTAGAGCTCCGCTTTGAAACTGAGGACGGTTTCGATACTGGTTGTGACGTTAGCATTGTTGACCAGTGCCAGAAAACCGCTGATGTAGTTCGGGCGCTGCTGGATGAGCTGGAAGCCAAAGACAAGAGCATCGGCTTCCTGAAAGACCAGTTAGCTCAACTGGCAAACTTCGACCCTGACTGGGACAAGCTGGAGGCAGCAACTGACAGCCTTCGTGAGCACATGGACGAACTCACAGCAGCACGTACTCGCATCGCTGAGTTGGAAGCACTACAGCGTAAGCCGGTGATGTTTATCGATGGTGATATTTCACCTTCTGACGCTGAAAAGCTGGCGGCTGTTATTAGTGAGTTCAACGAAGAGACAGAAACCCCGGCGGCAAGAATGGCACGGATTATTCGCGAAAACCCGCATCCGACAAACATGTGCGATATGCCAGGCGCTGGCACCGCTAAGGGAGAGTGATATGGCTCGTTATATCGCAGTAATTCACGGCTTTCATGTGCATAGCAATGGATTCACGGTTCATCAGCTTGAAGCAACATGCCGAGAATCGGCAGAGAAAGATGCAGCTTACTTATCCAGCCAGCGAAAAAAGCCATTCTGTGAATGTGCTTACGTGGTGGTTGAGGTCGCTGATAGCGAGACACTTCGCGCATCCCGCAAGCTAACCATTCGTGAACGCCTGACTGGGAGGACTAACCCATGACATTCACCAAAGAGAGACTGACGGAATTATCCAGACGTGAAAATGTCGGGGCTATTCTCGGCGAAGAAATTGCAGAGCTGGCGCGTATTGCGCTGGCATCGCTCGAAGCGGAGGCTGTGTGCGTTATCGACCAGTCCAATCTTGATTATCTCAAATCTGGCGCTGATGCAGATGTATGGCCAGCATCCAGAAAAGAGATGGGTGATGTGCTTCTGTATCGCACCGCCCCTCCAGCGCCAGCAAAAGCAGAACCCGTAGCCTGGCTGTGGTCACACAGGAAACATCCAAGCGAAGTATCTCTCGTTAGGCCTGAAGATGATGAGAGAGCTGAAGGAGCTCACTGGTCTGGGTGGAGTTGTCAGGCGCTATATGCCGCCCCTCCAGCGCCGGTATCTGTGCCTGATGAAGTTTGCTGGGAAGATGTTCCAGAGGAAATCACCGAAGACGATATGGCTCTTGCATCAGCATGGGCACATGGATTCAATCAGTGCCGAGCCGCCATGCTTAAGCACTCTGAGCCATTCATAGTAACTAGCGATCATCGCATGATGGAGATGCCTCAAGTTGAGGCTATCAACGCTGTCACCGCCATGCTTCAGGGTGTCGAAAACGCCGAGACGCCCACCACCATGCAGACCGCACCAGCTCTTGATTCTTCGCCAAAAATTGCCGAGTTGCCCAGCGGAAACTCTCCGGTGATCCCGGATGGTTGGGTGCTGGTGCCAGAAGAACCCACCCATGAAATGCTTGAGGCTGGTGATGAACAATTCGGAACTTACGATGTGTATCGCCGGATGATAGCAGCATCACCGCAGCAGGAGGTGAAGTGATGGGTAAGTTAACTTTCGTCATTGAGTTTGAAGACGGCAAGGAGCCGCCAGTGCATGCCCATATGGAAGCTTTCGGCGGGAGAGTTGTTGCGGTCGCGTTCCGTGATGCATTGAGAGAGGATGATCACCAGAAGACGATCACTACCTCTCCTCAGGTGCTTGGCGAGATGCGGTGCTTTATCTGTAATGGTAAGCATCCGATAGGTGTCGCCTGTCCATTTAGATCGCCAACAGTGGTATCGCATAATGCCTAACCCATTCGACGCATTGATGTTCGTTCTGCTGGTCATTGGCGCACTTCAGCAAATGGGGTGGCTACCATGGTGAGCAAACTCAAACAGCGGCGAATGCGCCGCCTTAAAGCGGACGTGGCCTGGTGGCGGGATGAGGCAGAGGATTGCCGTTCCCGCCTGCTGGAACTGGCCGGGGAACTCGACAGGCTCAAGAAGCTAGTTATCCGAGTGCCGATGCCGGTTCTCATGCCAAAGGAAATGGTCAACCAGCTTTATTACACCGAAACAAAAAGATGTCGTACCTGTAATGATGGGCTCCGTGGTGGTTGCTCATCATGCATTTTCTATAAGAGATAGCCGGGTGCAGCCGGTTAAGTGGAGAGCTATACGATGAGCGGACAAAGCCAACGTTTTCTTACCCCTGATGACCTCTATCAGCTTACTGGTTATCGTCGCCCTTCCCTTCAGTGCCGCGCGCTGAAAGAAAGCGGTGTATTTTTCGTGCCACGAAAAGACGGCAGACCTGGAACTACATGGGATCATGTAACTAACCCTGCTGGCCTGAAGTTGGTAGTGAACAATCCAGAGGAAGAAGAACCAAACTTTAAGGACATGTAATGCCAAGAATCCGCAAAAACCCGGAAGATAACTGGATGCCGCCCCGCGTTCGTCGGGGCAAATCAGCTTATGAGTTCAGAACTCCAGACGGGAGAACGGTGAGATTGTGCAACCATGATCTCACAAAGTCTCAGGTCTGGGCTGCCTATGAAAACTTCATCAACGATATCAAAGTCGGTTCAAATTTCCATGCACTCTGTGAAGAGTTTTTTAACTCCAGTGACTTTCATGAGTTAGCAACAGAAACAAGAAAGGACTACCGAAAATATGGTTCAAAGGTAAATATCGTTTTCGGGAAGATGAAGCCAGACAATATCAAGCCTGAGCATATCAGGAAGTATATGGATAAAAGAGGTGTTAAAAGCAGAGTCCAGGCGAACCGAGAGAAAGCGTTTATATCGAGGGTGTTCAGGTGGGCATATGAGCGCGGAAAAGTGAAGATGAATCCTTGCCAGGGTGTGAAGCAATTTAAGGAACAGGCGCGCACCCGCTATGTTACGGACAAAGAATATGATGCACTATTCAGCGTTTCTACGGTGCCGGTTAAAATCGCTATGGAGTTAGCTTATTTATGCTGCGCACGTCAGGGTGACATTCTTGACCTTAAGAAAAGTCAGATCCTTGATGAAGGAATTCTAATTCAGCAAAGTAAAACAGCAGTTAGCCAGATAAAGGCCTGGACAGAACGACTGTCAAAAGCGATTAACATGGCAGAAAAACTTCCATTAAACAGCGGTATGGTTAGCCTTTATGTAATTCATCAGCAATCAGGATCTCGTTATACGCGTGATGCGTTCAATGCTCAATGGATGAAGGCAAAAAAGGCTGCTGCTGAAAAATTTCCTGAGCTTGAATTCAACTTCACGTTCCATGATCTGAAAGCTAAAGGGATATCTGATCTGGAAGGAACCCTTCATGAGAAACAGGAAATATCAGGCCACAAAAATGCTTCGCAGACTGCAAGATATAACCGAAAAATATCTGTAGTGCCGGTGGTTGGGGGGCAGTAA